GTGAAAGCTTCTTCTAGAGCTAATTTAGCATTTGCAATTGCAGTTTCTCTGACAGCCTTAGCGTCAGCGATAGCTTCTTTTAGTAAGTTGCTACTTGCCATTGTGTTTCTCCTAAATTTTTAATTTTGGAATAAGATTATTTGAATCTTAATAGGTAGGGTTTATTTTTTTTGCCGCCATATAGTGTTGATAGCGTATTCTGAATATAAATATATCTAAATATATCTAAAAACAACAAAGGGAAGCTAAAATAGCCTCCCCTTGATGTATTATATGAAATATGTACTTACTCAGCTCCGTTCTTAGTCATAACAAGCCAGCAAGAGTGTTTGTTGTATTTTCTTTTTTGCATTGCATCATACTTGTGTTGCATTGCTTTTGCTCTTTCCATCTTTACTTTTCGTACTTGATTTGGTTTTTCATAGTACGCTTTTTCTCTATACTTAAATAGTATATCAGAATCTTTCATCTGACGTTTAAGATACTTTAAAGCTTTTTCTAGAGTTCCTGGTTTTCCATCTGGTACCTTTACTCCATCAGGATTTCCTGATATATAGAAGTCTGCTCTTGTATGTCTTTTTTCGAAAGGTCTCTTCTTAAAGTCTTTTTTAAAGTCTTTCTTATAGCCATCTTTTTTGAAGTCTTTCTTGTAATTTTCTTGTTGCATTAATTTTTTTTTTTAGTTAAACAAAATATTAGTTATAATATAAACAAAAAAAATGACATATAAAAATTATATGCCATTTATTTTAAACTTATTAAGTTTTATCTTATGTTTTTCTTTATCCAATTAGCCATATACTTCGTTAATTCTTTTTGGGCAGGCTTAATATCAGATTTTTCAGTCATAGGACCATTTTTCCATTCATCCCAAGAGTCTTTTATAAGAGTTAAACCATCATCTAAATCTCTCATATTTTCAATATATTCTTCGGTAATTATATTTTCTTTTAGGTCTCGTTCTTTTTGCCATTGCTTTCTTAACCATCCTTGCATATCAAAGTATTCGTTTTTCATGATTATTCTCTCTTAGTTTGTTCCAACCATTTTACCAATCAATGCAGGATAACCTGCTACAGTCTTTAGGTTTTGTAACATTTTCTTAAATACTGATTTGTCTGGACCTTTAGCTGTTTTCATTTCATACTTAATGTGGGTTATTAAAACTTTACAATCTTTTTCAAAGTCTTTTGCAAATCTATTATCCATTGGTGCTTCTGTGAGTTTCCCTTCAGTAATATTATGCTTAGATTGCCATTCATTTATATCGAATTTTGCAAATGTATTTGGTAATTTCATAATTATCTTCTTCCTACTATACTTCTTAATTCTGCCAAGGCTTTTAATGCCTTTTTGAATGCGGATTTTGATTTTTGGTGCTGAGTTTGATTAAATGCTTTCATTCCATTTTCTACTCTAGATACTACCTTCATTGCTGCTGCAACATTTTTTTGGTCATCACTAACTTTCATTTTTGGAGCAGCTTCAGTAACTTCTTTTTTAATGGCTTTAGAAACAGTTTTTCTTCTATTTAATAGATAATCATCAGTTTTGTCTTTATCTCCATCATTATCTATATCACCATCTTCTTTACCAACTGCGTCCATAGCTTCAGATATTTCATAGTATCTTCCTAACTTATTTCCTAAGTCTTCATAAAGAGATTCTAATCTATTTTGCATTCCAACCATTTCATTTGCTGTTTTTATGAAATTTTGAGCTGAATTGTTTATTGATTTGGAGTCATTTTTTATAGTTACTGAATCAAACCAATCTTCTGACTCATCTACTATAAATTTACTTGCACCAGAAGTTAATTTTTCCATTGTTTCAACAATATCCTTTAAGTTAGATTCTCTATATATAGATTTTCCGTACTCATTAAATTTTGATACTGCCTCTAGAAAAGTTTTCTTTTGTTCTGGAGCTAACTTAGATTCTTGTAATATTTTTGTAAGTTTCATTTGATTTCTCCTATCCAATATATTGAGCATTTTTAAGTAATACATGCACATCACATTTAGCTGTATTTTGAACAACAACCTTAGATATACTTGCTTCAAATAGTCCACTACCAGATGCAAAAGCATTTCCTAAGTGGTCAGCTGTAATTGATGATCCATCAGAAAAAGTTATAGTTGTTCCTGAATGAAAACCTGCATCATTTTCAAAGAATAGTGCCGCAGCACCATAATTAGATCCTGTAAATTCAAATGTTGCATTTGCTGCTAAAGTTCTTATGCCTCTCCATTTTCCAGGGTGGCCTAATCTTTTAAAATCTGTATAGTTTGCCATATTAATTCTCCATGTCTGCTAGCATTTCAAGAATAATTGAGTTTACTTTACAGTATTTATCACATTGTTCCCATTCACTAACATTAAGTTTGTTTACTGATTCTGTTATTGATGTAGGTTTCATAAATGCACCATGTGTTGATGGATTAGAAACAAAATCCCAACATATTAATTCAAAGTCGTTACCAACTTTAACTGTACCTTCGGATACTTGTTCTACACTTCCTAAACCTCTACTACTAATACCAAGCTTTATACCGGCTTTTAGTAATTCTTTTAGTATTTTTCCTGCAGGAGTATCTAGTATTTCTACTTTACCTATAACATCGTCTCCTTGAAACCATGCATCTGTAACATTGTGGGATACATTAGATAAATTTACAACTGAACTTTCAGGATGGTCTAACTCTCCTAAAGCTCTTTTTTCTGCGATTTGAATTTTTTTATAATTCTTTACTTCTCGCATTAAAATGTCTTTAGGATATACCCTTCCATTTTGATTTTTTGAACCAGCCCTTTGCAAAACACCTTGTACAATAACTCTTCCGTTATTTTTACTTTCGGCTTCTGCAATCATTTGTGGCGAAACTTCAAAAAGTGTATAATCTACCAGTAATTGTTTATTGTAGCCCATTTATCATACTCCATTGTTTATTATTTTATTATCTGACTTAATAAAGGGTATATAGCCATAAAGACTATATACCCATTCATTATATCATTTTACTTAATTAGTATAAAACTTATTTCTAAGTATTATGCTATATCAAGTTCTGCACCGTATTGGTTTACTGCACCACCTGTTGGATTTGCTCCTAAAGTAATAATTGTACCAGATAACAGAACTGAAGTTGCTGTTAAATAGTCAAAGCGTAAAAACGATCCTGATGCACCACCATTACTATTTGCTGTTCCAACTGCAGTACTCATAGAAACGTGAGATGCACCTACTGCTGTTGCTCTCATAGCATTTTGATCAGCAGTTGTTGAAATTACAACTAAACTACCTGTTAATGCAGATCCTGTTGCACCATCTGGTCCAACTCTTACATTTAATGCATCAATTGCTTGATATACATTGTAGCTTAATCCAATGTTTGCTGTTGAAGCTACTGGTAATTTAACGGTTAATTCGTTATTTCCAACTCCTGCACCATTAATTATTATTGTTCCTCCTGTAGTATCAGCAGATAAATCTGTATCAGCTGTTACGATTTGGAATCCTCCTTGACCATTGTGACATGAATCAACTAGGTCGGCAAAATTTGCCTCTGTTGGGACGTCTCCAGCGTTGAAGTATCCTTTTAGTGTTATTTTTCCTACTTGTGACATTTTCTTCTCTCCTTAAATTTGTTAGCGGCCATGTCTAGGCCTAAATTTATATGTGCTACAGTTCATTTTAGTAGCAATACTATCTATTTGTATATAAATATACGGTTATTTATGAATAAATCTTAAATATTGGTCTGAATGCATTATTTCCTGTTTCGTCGTACACTAATGTACCTTCTTGACTCAAGAAACGTCTTGCAACTGACGAAGCAAATCCTACAGCCATAGTTCCTGTCGATCTAGGTGCTGCGAATGCAGATAAATCTATTTCTACCTCATCAGCTATTGTAGTTCCTGCGTTAGCTTGGTCAGACATAGCGTGATCTGGGTGGTAAGCCATTGTTAAGTATTCATACTTAGCTTCCCAAAGCCACTGTTCTCTTTTAAACCTATTAACTGCTTTTGCCATATTTTCAGCGATTAACTTTTTGTTTTCTGGTTTGATGCTCCATGCTCTCCAGTCGAATGCGTGATATCCCATTGTGTTCTCTCCTTAAATTAAACGGCAGTCCAAGTGCCTTTCTTTCTATATAAATCAAAAAATATTCTAGCTACCTCTTTACGAATAGCTTTTCTAATTGCCTTCATATCGTCAGCAGCTAGACCTTCTGTTATTTGCGTTTTCTTTTTCATTAAGATGCAAGTTCTCTTAGCTTTTGTGAAACTTTAATCAATCTTTCAGCTATTTTTGTCATTCTAGGACCTGTAGATTTCCAATACGAATCTCTACCAACTCCTGCTTCCTGTTTAAGTTTACTTGCTCTACTTATTATTCTATTAATCTCAAAAAGCTTTTTACTTATTTCCTTAATTGCACCATTTACCTTCTGTTTTGGGTTTTTTGTATCATCAGCTTTAAAGTCTTTATAATTTAGACCAAACATTTCTGCTATAAATTCTGAGTGTTTCATGTTTTCTCCTAATGGTGAATTTGGTGTATCTTTTGTTCCATAAAATACAGGCTTCTTTTTCTTTTTAGCTAACTTATATCCTGTACTCACTGTTGCGTTTTTCTTTCTTTTCTTTTTGCTTTTTTTCGAACCATCACTAAATGCATTTGGAGTTTCATAGTTTCCAGCATTTGCTGAAACACTTATTTCTTCCAATTCATCGTCGTTAGTTGTATTATCTTCTTGCATTTCTAACTTCAACCACTAATTCAGACAATCTCAATACATTTAATATTTTCTTTTCATCAATTTTTCGTTTATTGATTATAGAATCTTTTAATTGTTTTGCTACTTCTTTTAATTTTATTCTTACAACTTCATCTTTAACTTGTTTCATTTCAACGGATAAAGCTTTTAGATGTTCGGCTACTACTTTTTGTAATTTGGATCTAAGACTTTCAGTATTAGAGATATTGTTGATATATTCTCTAAGTATTACTGCTTGTGATTCAGTAAGTTTACTATATTTACTGTTAAACTTGTCTACTAGTACTTTGTAGGCTAATAGTCTTAAATCTTTATCTTCAGCTCTAAATGCTTCAACTACTCTATCAACGTGAGAAACATCCTTTATAGCTTTACAAATACTTTCTACAATATTAGCTCTAGACTGAAGGCTTACTTTAGGATTTGAAAAGTTATCTGAGGTAGAAGATTCAAATAAAGTATATATAGATGCATTCTGCTTATATTTACTTATTTTTGCCTTAAAGAATTCCTCGATATTATAACTATTTTTAATTTCTTTAATTAAGTTATATTTTTCTCGTCTCAAGCCAGTTGCATTTAATTTTGATCGTTCTTTTAAAACTAGATCTATAAATTTTTCCGCTTTATGTTCAGTCGTCTGTCTTTCGTTCACTAGCGTTTGGTAAAGATATAACTCTTTTTTAATAGTAGTAGATTTTCCAAAATACTCCTTAATTATACCAATTGCAGGTGACTTGTCTATTCCGTTTAAAGTATCGGTTGTTATCTGTCTAACCAATAATTCAAATAGAATTCCTGTATTTTTTACTTTCGAATGTTTAGCCATTTTGTGCCCTTCTTCGTTGTTCTTTATCTCTTATATAAATATATAAGATTATGCCTTTGTGTCTTCTTCTCGCAATAAGTTATCCTCATCTAGCATAGATTTCTCATTTAAGTTGACTTTTTTATGCAAGTTCATAGTATTTAATACTTCTTTAGCACTAACTTTAATACTTCTATCTCGGTTCTTTACATCACGAGTTCTTGTTTCATTTCCTAATGGATCTCTACCTCTTGGAGCTCTTTGTGTTCCATAATCTACGTCCTCTTCAGGTCTTCCAACATCAGAATCTAGCTTGCCGTCTCTAGTTTTTCTAGTATCTCCTGATGAAGATAGAGTTGATTTGTTTTTCTTTTTGGCATTTTCTGCAACTTCCTTAGCAGGGTCTTTACCTTCTGCTTCGATTTGGGAACTTCTGTATTGTTGAATAGTGTCTTCTACTACTTTTTCTCGTTCAAGTGCTATTTCATCGCCACTCATTTTCCAAATGTGTTCGTATATCCAATCTTCCGAAAGCATTTTATTTTGTTTAAGTGCATCGGCTAATGATACCTTTTTATCAAAAACATCTAATTTTTCTTGTTCAGCTATTGTTGATGGATTGGTTAAAGCTAAACTAAAATCTACAAGATCTTCGTTGTTATATCCTTGAGTGTATAAATGAACAATTGCAATTTTAGTTAATTCTGAAACAAATATTCGTTGTAATCTTTCAATTGTTCTTGAAAATCTAACGTCTTCAGCGGCTAATGTAGCTTTTCCTTCTACATTTTCATCATATCCTAAGAATGCCTTTGGTACTCTTAATCCTGCCATCATTCTATTTCTTAAGTATTCAATATCATCAACACCTGTCCATTCAAGTCCGCCTATATCTTCTATTGCAGTATTTGAATTTCCTCCTCGTACTGGTAAATAAAAGTCTTCAATCATATTTTGTAGATTAAACTTCATATTGTATTCGCCAGTGTTTTGGTCCATAAATGGCACCTTTTTCATCTTATTGATTACCTTTTGCATGTAAGTATCAACTTCTGCAGGAGGAATATTTCCTATATCAATCTTAAAAGCTCTTTTTTGTGGAGCTCGCATAATTCTATGAATCATCATTGCGTCTTCCATAAGAGTTAGTTGTTTCCAGGTTTTTCTAGGTTGCTCTATCATCGACTTTCCGTATGGTAAAAAATTAGTGTCTTGTAATAATCTAAAATGGGCAACTTCATAATTTTCAAAAACTTTTTGATTATGTTTTGTTTGTCTACCATATGCACCTGTTACACCACCAAAGGTTTCATCATATAAAAATTCTACGGCTTCAGGTCTTTTTGGATCTATTCCTTCCTGTCTAGTTATTGCGTAAGGAGATAGTGGATTACATCCAGTTACACCTAGTTTTTCAACAATATGTAGTTGAAGATAAAAGTCTCCATATTTTGCCATCATTCTAATCCATGGATATAAATTAAACTCTATATTTAATATGTCGTAAAATAAGTTATGGAGAATCTCTTCAATTTCTTTTTTGCCACTTTTTATTTCTAATACATCTCCAAATTCATTTTTTAATGAACATTCATCAGCATAAATATCTAGTGCTGCGGAAATTATTGAGTCATTGTCCATAGCTTCATAGTCTTTAAAAAGCTCATTTCTAAGCTGGCTAAATCCTTGACTTGGATCATAAGTTGAAGAGCCACCTGGAGTAGAATGAAGTCTATTGTATCTATCTACTAGTACATTTGTTTCTAAGTTTCCAACTGATTGAGCTCTTGCTGGATCTATTACTTTTAATTTTTTGTCTCCGACTTTTCTAACTACAGCTTGGCTGCCAATTAGTCTTTTTAGTCTTCCAAATAATGTTTTGTCTGCCATTTTATTTCCCTATTTTATTAACCATGTCAAATCTTCTCCAGTGTCGGAGCCATTTTCAAATTTCCAATCCTTGTGTACATCATTCTGAGTATACATTCCGTCAGTCTTTACAATATGGTTAATTGCATTCTTACTTAATTGTATGCCATCGTTTCTAAGTTTTAAGGCAGTATCTCTTACCCATAAACCTATTGCCAATGCCATTACTAAGTCATCGTTATATCCTCTTTGTGCTTCTGCTCTGTGTCCTTTCCAAATAAAGACTGCAAGCTCGTCTAAAAGCCTTGTGGATCTAACAATAAACGTTTTCTCTCTAAAATAAATATCAAGTTTTGAAATTAAAAGTGGTCTGGTTTTACTAGATGTTGTAAAACCTGGTGTCATTTGACCTTTATCCTTTAAATCGTAACCTTTTTGTATTTGGGTGGTTGCATCTGTTACACCATCCTGTTTATATGTATAATATAAGTTTTTATATTCTCTATCTATTGCACTTTGTATTGAGCCAAAACCTACACTGGCGTTTTCTATTACTAATAGTGCTTCGTTATATTCTGTAGCTACTGTTACTAGCATATTTCCAAAATCTTTAGGTGTTAGTTGTCCTTTATATTCTGCAACCTGTGTTAGATTTTCAATATCTATTACATGAAAGGATGAATAATCACTTCCATCTCCTCGTGCAACATCTGCAACTACCATGTATGATCTAGAATAATCAGGATATTCCCATACCCAATATTCTCCACCTTGTCCTCGCTTTTCTGCAGGAGGCTGCATGTATGTATCCTTATACCATTGTACCGTTTGTCCATCGATTACAGTGTTACCAGAAGAAATAAAGTCACAATCACATTCTTGAGCAGCCATTTTAGCTCCTAGTAATTGTTCTTGTTCATCTCTCCAGTCTTGTTCTCTTTCAGGATGCATTTTCCAATGTAGTCTAATTGTATTAAATTTATTCCTACTCTCTTCTGCAGCTACCCATGTTTTATGAAAGAAATTACCTGTACCGTTTGGTGTAGATAAGATAATTGCTTTACCACCAGTTGCAAGTGTTTGTTGAGCTGATGCCCATATTGTATCTATTTTGTCAATAAATGCTGCTTCGTCAATTACTAGAAGTGATAAAGCTTCAGATCTACCTGCATCTCCGGAACTTGAAACTGCCTTGATTTGTGAACCATTTTTAAATCTTAAACTTAACTTATTATCTTCAGTCGTAGTTCCTTTTAACCAGCTTGGTAAATAGTTATGCATTTCTCTAACCTTTGTTACTAGGTTTTTAGCTACTTCTTGTTTTGTTGCAATTACAAGAACGTTTTTATCGTCTTGAAATAGCATAAGCCATAATGAATATCCTGCTGACAATGTGGATATACCTAGTTGTCTGGATTTCAATATTATATTGTAGTCAAAATCTGCTAGGCTTTCTAAGCTTTTTTCTTGAAATGGATAAAGGTGGAATGGAATTCTACCCCGAGTAGGATGTTGAATCTGACAATACTTTTTCATAAAGTATATAGGATCTTCAACACACTTAAGATATTCCTTTTGAATTATTTGTTTAAGAGATTGTTTTTGTCTCATATATATAAATATATATTTATCTTTATAAAAACCTAGTTGGTACTTATTTCTTTCTTTTCTCTAATGTTCTACCACCAAAATATGCACCAATTACAGTAATAAGAACTAATTGTAATAAGTCAGTCCATTTTGCCTCAACATTAAAACTAATAGCTCCTGCGTCTATAAATATCATTAAAACTGTTGATACAACTAAAAAAATAAGTACTAATGGTCTAACATTTTTAGATAACCAAGAATCAGACTTCATGTCAGCTTCCCATCTTGAGCTAATCTGTTTTTCCATTTCAACTTCGTAATTTGCAACAAGTTCTTTTATTTTTTGTTCTGCAGCTAGCTTTTCTTCTTTAGAAGTATGTAGGTTATCTATAACTCCACCTACACTTTTAACTAATGTTGCTGCTCCTCCTGAAAACAGGCTTGTCAATATACTCATAACTTTTCTCCTTTACTTAGTAGTCGAATGGTGGAGTACTGTATTTCTTTTTGTCTATACCGTACCATTTACCCTTGTCAAAGTAGTAAAACCATCCATATTTTTCATCTACAACTACTCTAAATTTTTTAGGTAGCTTAACCCTTTTCTTTGAAGCTCTTGCAATATATTTTAGTACTGGAACTCCATCATCAAAGGTTTTATCCGTTGATTGAGCTTCGGCTGTACCACCTCCAACTGCATTATACACTTTACCACCTATATCATCTGCTAATGTATCAGTTGCATTTTCTGTTAATTGAACTTCTTCAAACTGTAGGTCTTCATCTATATCTAAGGTTTTTGGGTATCCTTTTTCACCTTTTTTTGCAGGTCTTTCACCACGCTTTCTTTTTGCATGTATGTTTGCCCATAGTCCTTCATCTATATCATCTATAGGTTCACTCTTTATAGCTGAGTTGAAGTCAGATTCAGCCTTCTGAACTATTTTATACATTTTAATAATATCTTGTTTAAGTTTTTCTTTCTTTTTTACATCTTTTTCAGCAACGAAAGCTTTTCTTAATTTTTGCTGTGCCAGTTGTACCTTTTGAAGTTCTTCAACTGCTTTTGTAAACTTGCGAGTCATAGAAACTTCTAATATATTATTAACTTCTTCTTGTATTATTTTTTTTAAAATATCTTTTTCCATTTTTATCCCAGTTCGTTTATTAATTTTGCTATACCACTTTTGATAGTATTGGACCTATATCATATAAATATAAAGACACAAGCTTTAATCACATCTCACTTAGATGTTTTTTCCAATCTAAAAGCTCCTTCTTAAATTTTGACTTAAGTTCAGACTTGTTTAATCCACCTGCCCAGTCTTCTACAGTTCCGTTTTCAGTAACAAATGTATAATTAGTTTCTAACCACTCATTAAATTCCTC